TTAGTAGCCCTTTAGATTTGGAAAATCAAGCTCTTCCAAATAGAAAAATATCAGATAATATATGTTCTTGGAATTATCGTGGTTGCGGTTGTAATTATGGTAAAATACCTTGGAGTCCAAAAGGAGAGCAGAAAATTTTTGTTTCTAATTCTACAGTAGCTAAAACAGAATCAGATATTTGGGGAGATAAAAAAAATAATGAAGGAGTCCCGGTTGCGGATGAGAATAATAAAGAATTCTATTCGCCAAATGGATACAATCTATCTCAAATTACATATAGAGGAACTTATTTAAAAGATATTGGTACATATAATCCTGGAGATTTTGTAAAATATATTGATTCAGTGAATTTTGATTTCTTTGGAGGAGACACTCAATTCGTAGAAGATAATTTATCTTATTCATTTTATGTTTGTATAAAAATTCATGGTTCAGCTTATAATGGTGGAAATCCTGGAATTAAAGATCCTAAATTATTTCCTGAATACTGGATTAAAGATACTTGCGCTAAAAATTTGAAAGGTTGCAAACTAAGATGGCAAAATCATGGAAAAGGATTACCTTATGGAGGATTTCCTGGAACTAGACCTTTCGACTATACGGTTTGACGTATTATATAAGATAAAAACATACTGTTTATCATTATCTCAGTATGAATCTGGTGGTCTTGTTTTAAAGAATAAAGAGGTAATTTATTTTAACTCTTTGTGTGAAAACAAATATAATTTTTATCCTGACTATGCTTTTTATTTATATTTAAGACAGCCAGAAAATATATCTTTTTGTTTCCACAGTCATCCTGATTCGCCATATCCATCGGATAATGATATTTTTTTTATTAAAAATTACAATATTCCGCTTATTATATATAGTATAAAATTAAATACTTTTTTAGGTGTAAATATTAAAAATGAAAAAACTATTATTACACGGTTTATTGAAGAAACTGGCCTGTGGGAGTTTGATGATCAAAGCCGGTAGTTTTGACGATATTATTAAATGTTTGCAGGTTAATTTTCCTAAATTAGGGTCTAAGATAAGAAATTTTAATCATATTTTTGATTCTGTAGTTATAGTTATAGATGGTAAAATTATTAATGATTCGCAGTTGTTAAATCAATATATTAGAAATTGTAAGGTTATCGAACTGTTACCAGTTCAAGTTTTTTCTGCTATTTTTACAGCCGCAGCAACCGCAACATTGTTAACAAAAGCTTTAGTATTTGTTGCTAATGTTGTTGTCGTGGCCGCTTTAAGCTTTGGTATAAGTTTTTTGATTTCTAAACTTTTAACTCCTAAAGATCCTAAACAGATAAAAACATCTTCATATATTCTTGGAGCTAAATCAAATATTGCAGCTAGAAACGCTGCTGTTCCAATTGGTTATGGAAAATTGAGAGTTGGTAGTTTAATAGTTAGTAGTTTTTCTATCAATTTTGATTATTTAAGAAATGATGTGTCTTCTGGCGCTGGTTCTAGTATAGGATTTGCAGGAGGCGGAAGTGGAGTAGGTAGCGGTGGAAATATACCAATAACTAATAAACTTTGGTAAAATCATAAGACAATGACATTTCAAGATTCAACTTTTTTATCAACTATTAGTTCAGCTAACTCTTCTATGCTGTCTCCAGCAGAAAATTCAGTTAGTAATGTATTAACATATTATAATATTCAACAAGCTGGCGATCTTTTGTTAAAGAATTTTGATTCTATTACTCCTTATATAAATAAAAATGATAAAACTTTTAATTTAGAATCTTCTTCAAGATTGTATGTGCAAGATTTGATTTGTGAAGGTCCAATTTTTGGACTCTTTGATGATTTGGGGAATGATTTAGTTTTATTTGATAACGCTCAAAATAATGAAGAAAATTTAAAAGGATTGTATTTAAACGATGTACCTGCAAAAAATTCAGTAAATAATACTTTAAATTTCAATAGAGTAAGTGTTTTTGGTAAGGTGGGATATGAGTTTCAAAGCTCTCTCCAGTCAACCGTGCTGACTGCTGGTGATAATATATTTTCACCTTATGCTGTGGGAGTAACAACAGAATATAATAAAAATTTATTTAATTTAAATGTAAATAGTAATTTAAAATTTTTTAATTCGAACTCCTCAATTTTATCCAATGAAAACAGAGTTCATAAAACTTATTTAGCTAAAAAAGTTGGTCAAAAGATAATAAATGCCGTTGCTAATTCTGAAATGAATTTAAGTATCTTTAATCAAAGTGTTTATGAAGAATGTTTTGGTATTACACATGAGATAAAAGATGAAAATACTGATTTTCTTATTGTCACATTAAAAGTAAATAGTTTATATAGAATTGATGGAGATGGAGATATGCAAAGCAATACTGCATATTTCGGAATAGAAATGGGTTTTAAACAGAATCCTGATTTTGGTATATATATTTTACATCAAGTAAATGGGGTTGCAACAAGTCCGTATCATTTTGAAGTTGTATTAAATATAAAAGATTTTAATAAGTCTGCATTGCCTTTTATAAAATTATATAATTTTAGTAATTCTCCATCCCTTAGAGATACTAAGACTATTTTAAATATTGGTGCAATGTCGGTTACAGAAATAATTGATAAAAATTTTAGATACCCTAATTCAGCTTATTATACTGTTAGTTTAGATGCAAGAGGTTTTAGTAGTATTCCGACAAGATCGTATAATTTAAAACTTTTGCAAGTAAAAGTTCCAGAAAATTATGATCCAGATGCAAAAACTTATAATGATTTTTGGAGTGGAGAATTTGATCCTATTTTAAGATGGACTGATAATCCAGCATGGATTTTATATGATTTAGTTACAAATAATAGATATGGAGTAGGTAAATTTAATTTGCCAGAAAGTTTAATTGATAAATGGTCTATGTACCAGATTTCTAAATATTGTGATGAGTTGGTTCCAACTTTTAATAATACTAAATATCAAATGGCTACTGTTGCTGGTATTGGAACTTATAATAAAAATAATTATATTGAATTAAGCGGTAGTGGTTTTAGTTCGCAACAGTTTCCGATTGGTTCTCTTTTATCTTTATCAAATTTAAAATTTAATTCAACATCTTTAACTGGAGAATCTGAAACAATATTAAAAAGTTTTAGAAAAAGAATCTTGTCAGTTAGTATAAATCCTTCAGGAACTTCAGCGATAATTGAATTATGTAATGATTTTGGATTGCATAAAACTTGTTCTCAATTTTCTGAAGTAAAAAGTTTCATTGAATCAAAAACTGATATAAAATTATCTAATCAAGCTTTGGCTGTTGTTGTAGATGAAATAGTTAATAAAACATCGCAAAATATAGTTAATTTTAAAAACTATCTTTATAATCAACAGGTATTTAGTGAAGATGAGATAGATTCGTATCAAACAAATACAGGTCAAGCTGGCGTTAAATTTGAAGGATTTATGGAAATTGTTGAGCCAAGATTTACGTCTAATATTTATATAAATTCTGAAACAGATATAGTTAATTTAGTTAATAATTTCGCTTCAATCTTTAAGGGCTTGGTTTATTGGTCAAGTGATTTTTTAAAATTTGATAACGACAGACCAAAAGAGGCTGTTTATTTCTTTAATAACTCTAATGTTAAAGATGGTATTTTTAATTATTCTGGATCTTCGAAAGACACTCGCTTTACGGTTGCCAAAGTCGTATATACAGATTCTTCTGATGGATATAAAGATAAAACCATATATGTTGAAGATAAATTAAATATAAGAAGATACGGATACGTTGAAAAAGAAATATTAGGATTTGGAATAACTGGTAAATCGCAAGCAAAACGTTTGGGAGAGTGGTTTTTAGTAACAAATCAAATAGAACAAGATTTGATATCTTTTCAAGCTGGACCAGAAGCAATGCTTTTAAATCCAGGTGATATAATAAATGTAAGCGATTCGTTGAAATTATCAAATAGATTTGGTGGTAGAGTAATATTAGTTAATGAAAATAATGAAATTATATTAGACAGTCTTTATGATTATATAAAGGTGGGAGATAGTATTAGTTTTATAGTTCCTAAAAAAAGCATTTCAGTAAATGAATTAAATGAATTATCTAAAACACAAAATACTATATCTGATTCTCAAATAGCCAATCTATCTACAACTTATATTTATACATTTACTATATCTTCAATAGGAAAAGATGGTAATTTTAGAACAAAAATTACAGTTGCAACTGATACCGAAGAAGCTCAAGAAAATTTATATTCTATAAGTCCGTCAAGTTTATGGATTTACGAAAAAAGTTCAAATAATACTTCTTCATCTTTTACTCAGAAATATAGAATATTAGGTATTAAAGAGACAAATCCAGTAGAATATGAAATAACAGCGGTAGAATATGTTAAAAATAAATTTTCTTATGTAGATAATCGCGATAATTTATCAGCAAATACTATATATTCTAACGAATCATCTAATCAAAATATAACAATTCCAAGAGATATTATTTCTTTTGTTACTGTTCCTATAAGCGTTATTTTTGGTGATGATGGTATAGTTAGTCAAAACAGAGAAAATTATAATTACAATTCTAAATACGATTATATTATGCATGGAATTGATTACAGCGATTCGCAAATATCAAATTTATTTAGTGTAAACATAATTAACGTGGATAAAATTTTAGAATTTATTAATTCATACTATTCTTCTATAAAAGATAATGTAAAAGGTCTTTTAATAGATTATGTTTTAAACTCTAAAAAAGTAACATTCAGATGGCATGTTGGCGATCAATCGGTATATAGGGTTGTTGTGCCAAAGCTAGAAGAGGAAAATACTTTAGAATTTATAAGAATTTACCCATTAGGATCTAACGATTCATTCATCTAATGTTCACAAACGAAACAATAGCCAGCCAAAAGCCATTTAAGATAGTAAATCTTAGATGTAATATACCTTTAATTGAGGTAAATGATCAACATAATTA